CCAACTTGGTTACGCGGTAATAAACCAATATCAGATAACAAATTATCACTTAAATTATCTAATAACTCTCAGATTGTAGCCACATCAGCTGCATCAGATGCAGGTAGATCTTACGCTGTATCTTTGTTACTAATAGATGAGGCTGCGTTCATTGAAGGTATTGATAAAATCTATACAAGTATTAAACCAACAATTGCTACAGGTGGTGGTATCATTGCATTATCCTCACCAAATGGTATTGGTAACTGGTTTCATAAAATGTATACTGAAGCACAGATTGGTAAAAATGATTTCTACCCAATAGAATTAAAATGGAATTTACACCCCGATAGAGATGAGCAATGGGAAATAACAGAACGTGCGAATATGTCGCCACGTGAATTTGCCCAAGAATATGACTGTGACTTCTTAGGATCAGGAAATTCCGTTGTTGAACCTGATATATTATCCTTCTATGAACAAACGTATATTCAAGAACCTGTGGAACGTCGTTTCATGGGCGGCGATCTTTGGGTATGGAATTATCCTGACTATTCTAAATCTTACATTGTGTGCGCTGACGTTGCCCGTGGTGATAGTACTGACTATTCTGCATTTCATGTCATCGACATCGAATCATGTGAACAAGTCGCAGAATACAAATCACAGGTAGATACTAGAACATATGGTAATCTATTAGTATCTATTGCTAGTGAATATAATAATGCTTTGTTAGTAGTAGAAAATGCTAATATAGGGTGGGATGTTATTAATACTATTATTGAAAAAGGTTATCAAAACCTATATTATTCTCCTCGCGCTTATGGAGAAATGCATATGGATAAGTGGATGGCTAAAATGGGATCTGATCAAACAGTTCCTGGCTTTACTATGTCAGCTAAAACAAGACCACTTGTTGTCTCAAAAATGGAGGCGTATATTCGAGAGCGTCACTTTACCTTCCATTCAAAACGTTTATTAGAAGAATTACGTGTGTTTGTTTGGATGCATGGTAAAGCACAAGCACAAAACGGATATAATGATGACTTAGTAATGTCATTAGGAATGGGATTATTTACTAGAGATACTGGTGTTAAATTTAACCAACAAAGTATGGATATGACTAGAAGATCAATTGATTTAATGTCAAGCACAAAACAAGGATATTCACCAACATTACCTAGTGGAATGCCTAACCCATATCAAATAGATACCCCGTATGGTCCTGAAGATATTACGTGGATATTATAATTAATAAATATTTATTGACACAATAAAACAAAAATGGCTGAACAAAATACAGGCTTATTTACGCGATTAAGACGCTTATTCTCAACGGATGTTGTAATCAGAAATGTAGGCGGTAATCAATTAAAAACAATAGATGTTGATCGTATCCAAGCATATGGTAATGTAAAAACTAATGCTCTTATAGATAGATTCACTAAGTTGCACCGATATGGCGCTAATATGCCATACAACCCAACAATGAACTACCAAACACTTCGTATTCAGTTATATACTGACTATGAAGCAATGGATACTGAATCTATTGTAGCTTCTGCACTTGATATTGTTGCTGATGAAGCAACATTAAAAAATGAAGCACATGAGGTATTACAAATTAGATCATCAGATGAAAATGTACAACGCATATTGTACAATTTATTCTACGATGTATTGAATATTGAGTTTAACTTATGGATGTGGATTAGAAACATGTGCAAATATGGTGATTTTTATCTTCATCTTGAAATAGCTGAAAAATTTGGTGTGTATAGTGTAACACCATTATCAGTTTATGACATGATTCGTGAAGAGGGTATGGATCCACAAAACCCATCTTATGTATGTTTTAAGATTGATCCAATGGTAATCGCGGCTGGTGGTATCAATTCACGTGTTAAAGATAGAGATGGTAAGATCAAATTTGAAAACTATGAAATAGCGCATTTCAGGCTATTAACTGACGCTAACTATCTTCCTTATGGTAGAGCATTTATAGAACCTGCTCGTAAAACATACAAACAGTATATTCTGATGAAAGACGCAATGATGCTTCATCGTATTACTCGTGCCCCAGAAAAACGTGTGTTTTATGTTGATATAGGTAATTTACCACCGAATGAAGTTGATGCTTATATGGAACGTTTAAAGCAGAAAATGCAAAAAACACCATATATTGATAAACAAACAGGTGAATATAATTTGAAATACAACATGATGAATGTAATGGAAGATTTTTACATTCCTCAACGTGGTGCTAATTCAAATACTAAAATAGATACATTAAAAGGTCTTGAATATAATGCGATAGAAGACGTAAACTTCTTACGTGATGAAATGTTAGCAGCGCTTAAGGTACCTAAAGCATTCTTTGGATTTGAAAAAGATTTGACTGGTAAAGCTACATTAGCTGCTGAAGATATTCGTTTTGCTCGCACAGTAGAACGTATACAACGTATTGTTGTTAGTGAATTATATAAAATTGCATTAGTACACTTATATACACAAGGGTATGATGGTGCTACTTTAACTAATTTCGAATTATCATTAACAGTTCCCTCCATTATCTACGAACAAGAAAAGATAATGTTATGGAAAGAAAAAATTGCACTAGCTAAAGACTTAACAGATAGCAAATTAGTACCTTCAGACTGGATATACGATAATATATTCCAATTCAGCGAAGATCAATACGATGAATTACGTGATTTAGTAATTGAGGATATGAAACGTACTTTCCGCTTATCACAAATTGAAAATGAAGGTAACGACCCAGCCAAATCAGGTAAATCATACGGTACACCACATGATCTAGCTTCATTGTATGGTAAAGGTAGAGTAGGTATGAATGTAGATGGACCTGTTCCTCCAGGATATGATGAAAAACGTCCTGTTGGTCGTCCTGAAGAAAAATCATCTATCATTGGTACACAAGACCATTCAATGGGTAAAGATAGATTAGGTAATAAAGAAAATTCCCCAATATATACTGCAAATATTCCTGATGAAGGAAGTGGTACACCAAAAGGAGGTTCACCATTAGCATTAGCTGAATCTTTACGCTATAAACATATGTTGAAAGGTATTAAAAATGATATGGCTAATAAACAAAACATATTCGAATCACAACAGGAATCTTCATTGCTTGACGAAAAAAATATCAAGGACATATAATAACTACATATTTATAGGTAGTGCATACTATTTTATATGAAAATTAAACATAGCAAATACAAAAATACTGGTATATTATTTGAATTACTAGTAAGACAAATTGCTTCAGATACAGTATCTGGCAAAGATTCAGCCGCTATTAATTTAGTTAGAAAATACTTTTCCAAATCCGAATTAGCTAAAGAACATAAATTATACCAAGCGTTAATTAGTTCTAAAGCATTAACAGAAAGTAAAGCTGAATCATTAATTAATGCTACACTTGAAATATCTTCAAGATTAAATCGTACAGCATTACGTAAAGAAAAATACAATATTATTAAGGATATTCGTGAATCATATGATTTAGAAGAATTTTTTAAATCAAAGATTAACAATTATTCACAATACGCTGCCGCATTTAATTTAATTGAAGCTCATAATTCATTAGATTTTATTGAACCATCTCAAGTTATTGAAAATAAAATAACTTTACTTGAACATATTACTCATACTGAAATTAATAAAGAAGAAGTAAAGGATCGTGTGATGGAAGAATATATGAGTATGGATAAGGGTACACGTATGTTAGTATACAAAACATTGCTCGAGCGCTTCAATAGCAAATATAATAATATGTCTAATACACAGAAATCTGTGTTAAAAGAATATATTAACAATATATCTAATACTGTTAAATTACGTGAATTTGTTAACAATCACTATGCAGCTATTAAAGCTGAATTAAATCAACTAAATAAATCAGTAGCAGATAAGACTGTACAGATTAAATTAAGTGAGGTTGTTAACCTATTAAAACCACTTGACAAAAACCAAAATGTAAAAGACGATAACATTATTGCTCTTTTACAATTCCACCAGTTAATATCAGAATTAAAATCCATAAAATAATGGAATTAAAAGAATACATAAAATCACTTGTACGCAAGCAACTAGAAGAAATGTCTGGTACTGGTGCTATTGGTGTTGGAGCTGGTCCTATTATGACACCAAATTGGGTTGCTCCTAAAGGACAAAAGAAAAATGCAGCAACAAAATATGCTGAAAAAGAAGGTTGGACAGTAACGAAAGGCGAAACCGAAATGCCTAGCGATTCTAAAGTAAAAGATTATGTATCATTAACTGGTAAGAAAAAGAAAAAAGTTAAAATATATCACGAAAGTAACTATGATAAACCATCACAGTACGGAGCAGCCTCTAAATATGGAGCAGCATCTGGGTATACTGCAGCTTCTAAATATGGTGCTGCTAGTGATTATACAAAAGAATCATTAAATAATATTGTTAAAGAAGAATTACTTAACGAAGTATCATATAGCAAATTCAAAAATGAAGTTAAATTTAGAACTAAAGCTGAACAACTTCACAAAGCAATACGCGAAGTAAAACGCAAATTACAAGAAATAGATCGCATTGTTGAATACACACAACGTATGAAACAAGAATTAAGCGAAGGTGATGGTATTCAATATTGGAACCGTACAAACACAGCAATATCTACTATTTCTGAAATGGTAAATCATTTAAACAATAAAATAAAAACTCTCAATCAATAATGGCTAAAGCAAAAGGATCTAGCGATGCTAGAAAAGTTACATTTGGTGCTCGTAAGAAAGGCAATCCTAAAAAATCATATAATAAACATACACCAAGACCTAAAAAATATCGCGGTCAAGGCAGATAAATAAAACATAGCAATGAAAAGTATTAAACAACAGTACATCGATTTACAAGAAGGTAATATGACACAGGCTAATTTTATGCGTAATCTACGTATGACTTTACCTCAATATATTACTAATGTAACATCATTTGATGATTCAGTTCGTATCCTTAAAAATAAAGGCATATTGACTGAAGTTATTAATCCAAGCGAATTAGCTATGGGTGTTAAGATTGAAATGGAGCACACAAATGATATGGAAGTAGCTAAAAAAATTGCTATGGATCATTTAGCTGAAAATCCAAATTATTATTCTGATTTAAAATCATCTGGTATTGATACTCCACAAGGATTAGGATCAACTACTGGTGGTGAATCTACTTTAGAGCCAAATCTTAATCGTGCTAATCCTAAAGATGGTTTTTCATTAGGTTTCTTTGAAGAAGCTGAAGATAAATCATTAAATGAAGCTAAAGACGAAAAAACCAAATGGACTAACACATCAGGTAAATCAATGTATGACGTATTTAAAGAAATTGATAATTTAAATGGTCAAGAAGTATTGATTGGTATTGATTATGAAATGGAGAAAAATGAAGAATTAACTAAAAAAGAAGCTGCTAAAATAGTAATTAAGAATCTTAAGAAAAATCCAATTTATTATACATCAACTCTTATGGCTGGTAAAGAAGGCTATGAACCAGAATATTTAGGTGGTAAATCAGCTAATGCTGAAGCGCGTCATATGCAACCACTTGAAAAAAACATGGGTAATATAGTTGACAAGAAAATGGGAATGCAGCCAGTAAAAGGTATTGAAAAACCTAAGAAAGATTCAGATAAAGGTGGTGAAACTAATAAACCAGAAAAAGGTATTTCATTAATGTCTCTCATTGCTAAAACATCTCGTGGTGTTAAAAAAATGGATGCGACTGGTGAGAAGATGAAGAAAATTGCTATGAAAGAAGCACAATTCAATGATTTCCCATCAGAAAAACCAGGTAAAATATCACAACAAATAGCTACTTATATTGATTCAAACCCAACATTAAGAAAATATTCAGATGATATTACATTACAATCTGATCCTGATGGATTTTTAAAATATGGATA